TCCGAGGACAACCTGCGAGATTATCCGTACCTGCTGCTGAACCCGATCACGGGTGCTGACGGAAGCCAGACGGCTGCCGGCCCGGTGGGCTACACCAAGAGCCCGAACATTCCGCCTGCCATGGCCGCACTGCTGCAGATCAGCGAGCAGGACATGCGAGACGTGCTGGGCAACCAGGAACAGGGCGACAAGATCGTCGCCAACGTCAGCGGCAAGGCCGTGGAGATGGTCCAGCAGCGCCTGGACATGCAGACCTTCATCTACATGAGCAACTTCAGCCAGGGCGTGCGCCGCGGTGGCGAAATCTGGCTTGGCATGGCCCGCGAGATTTACACCGAGCCTGGCCGCAAGATGAAGGGCATTGGCTCGCAGGGACAGATGAGCACTATTGAGCTGATGCGTCCGGTCATGAGCGAGGACGGCGAGATTGAGCACGAAAACGACCTGAGCGAAGCTGAGTTTGACCTGTCTGTCGAGGTTGGCCCGTCTTCGATCAGCAAGCGTGCAGCAACGGTTCGTGCGCTCACGCAGATGCTATCAGTGACGCAAGACCCCGAGGCCCAGCGCGTGCTGCAGGCCGCGGCGCTGATGAACATGGAAGGCGAGGGACTGGGAGACATTCGCGAATTCTTCCGCAAGCAGCTGGTGCAGATGGGCGTGATGAAGCCGACCGACGAGGAGGCCGCACAGATGGCCCAGGCTGGCGCGAACCCCGACCCGAATGCGGTATTCCTGCAGGCCGCGGCAGAGGAGGCCCAGGCCAAGGCCGCGAAGGCCCGCGCCGATGTGGTGGCGACCGTGGCCGACGCCGAGCTGACCCAGGCCAAGACTATGGAGACGCTGGCCAAGGTTGGCGGCGAGGTTGGGGGCGCAATGCAGCCGCAGCCCGCAACCGAGCCGGCAGCACCGCAGATTGATCCGTTCGAGGCAGCCAAGCGCGAGCTGGAGCTTGAGAACATGCGGATGGACAACGCCGCGAAGTTTGCGGCCCTGGCCAAGGCGCTCAAGCAGCAGCAGGCCGAGGAAGAATCCGACAGCGAAGAAGAGTCCGAGTCCGACGAGTCCGATGATAAAGTCAGCGAAGACCTGGACGAACTCAAGTCAATGGTTGAGGCTTTGGCCAAGCAAGTCGCGGATCTAAGGCCGCAGCAGCCGATCATCGTTGCCACGGGTGGCGGCGGCAAGAAGATCCAGATCACCAAAACCTCGACCGGGTTCTCTGGTGAGGTTGTCAACGAAGACTGAAAGGGACCATCATGTCCATGACCAACGCAGCCGAGCAGGCACTTCTCGACCTCCTGTTCCTGAACGTCGACTGGGCCAACATCGGCGACGCTGCCGGCCTACAGAACAGCGCCACCGCGGGATCGTTCTTCATTAGCCTGCACAGCGCAGATCCCGGTGAGGCGGGCAACCAGAGCACCAGCGAGATCAGCTACACCGGCTACGCCCGCGTGGGTGTGGCCCGCACGGCAGGCGGCTGGACGCGAACGGTGTCCACCATCGCCAACACTGCCCTGGTTCAGTTTGGCCAGTGCACAGGCGGCACCGCCACAGCCACGCACTTCGGCATCGGCACGGACAGCACAGGCACCGGCAACCTGCTGCTGAAAGGTGCGCTCAACGCCAGCCTGTCCATCAGCAACGGCATCCAGCCGCAGTTTGCGGCCGGCGCGATGACCGCCACCGTGGACTGATGTGACTCTGCGGTACTTTTGCGCCCACTGTCTGCGAGACCTTGAGCTTGTGGACAACGAGGTGCAACAGTGCCCGGAGCACCCAGATGGCGCGGTGGATTGGCATGTCGAGGTGACACCCGATGTCGCTGAATAGCGTTCGCGTGCTGGGCGATGCTGCGGATGGCAGCAACACCTGGCAGTCATTCTTCTACAAGACCACAGGCCCCAACGTCGGCGGGCGCTGGGTGGACACCTCGGTGGGGTCGGGAATCCCGGTCTACCAGGCTTACGTCGGCTCACAGTTCCAGGCCACACCTGTCTACGGCGAGGGCAATCGGGGCATCTACGCCGGGCCGACGCCGCCAGTCGGGCTGACCAAGTACCTGCACGCCATGTCGATTGGCACAGCGGGCGCTGGGGTTCCGGCGCACTTCATGCTGTGCGACTACCTCATGTTCTACCCGCTGGTTGACGGCGACGATGCCGACCCGCAGGCGATGGACAACGCGCTCACGCTGCCCAGATACATAGACGGCCATGGCGTGAGGCTGATGTGCGTGATTGCAACGCCGACTGCAAACTCGGTGCAATGCACGGTCAACTACACCAACAGCAATGGTGTGGCGGGTCGCATAGTGACCTTCGGGGTCACTGCATCGGGCAACATTGGCCTGATCGGCAACACAGGCAGCGACAGCATCGTAAGCACGGCGGTGAGCCCGTTCGCGCCCATGGCCGATGGCGACAAGGGCATCCGGTCGATTGAAAGCGTCACCTTCTTGGGTGGTGCGGGTGGGTTTGTGAACTTCGTGCTGGTCAAGCCGCTGGCGCAAATTCAAATCTTCGAGGCCAACACACAAGCCGAAAAGACGTTCTTCAATCAGAACGCCAACGTGCCTGAGATCAAGGAAGGCGCGTATCTGAACATGATCGCGCTGTTGAACACAACCAACTACACCCCCCTGCGCGGGTGGGTGCAATTTGTCTGGGGATAAAGCATGCCTTTCTCATCGATGGATGATCTGATCAACGAGATGACCAGCGGCAAGTTCAGCCGTGCCGACTGGAACAAGATCACGGGCGCTGCCGCCTACACCGCAGGCCGGTGGTTTGACATGAGCAACCTGACCGGCACTCCCGTGGCAAACGCCTGGGCGGGCACTGCGCTGGCGTGGCGCACTTGCGATGAGGCCACGGGCAACGGCACGCAGATCTTCGGCATCCCGCACGGTGGCAACGTCAGCCCGGACACCAAGCACATCCTGAACGTCTCGGCAGTGACGGCGGTGGCCACGGGCGTGCCTGCACAACTGATGCTGGTGGACCTGCAAGGCTACTGGCCCGGCATCAGCAACAACAGCGGTACGGCTCAGACGCTGACGGGCACGCCCAGCTTGCGCTACACCAACGGCGCGGGGTGCCGCCTGTTCTGGGTGCAGACCGCCGCAGCGGGTGCCACGGCCCAGAACATCGCGCTCAGCTACAGCAACACGGTGCCGACTTCGGGCAGGGCGCTGCCGGTCACAGTCGCCATGACTGCCTCGGCGATTGCAGGCCACATCAGCCACTCGGGCACGGCGGCGAACAACTACGGCCCCTTCCTGCCCCTGGCATCGGGTGACACGGGCGTGTCTACCGTGGCGACGGTCACCTTCAGCGCGGCCAACACCGGCACCGGGGCGCTGTGCCTTGCGCGGCCTTTGCTGACCTTGCCGATCACGACAGCCTCGGTGGCGGGCGAGCGCGACCTGTTGAACCAGATCCCGAGCCTGCCCCAGGTCAAAGACGGCGCGTGCTTGGTGTGGCTGTACTTCGCGGGCGCGGCCACAGGTGCGACGACCAACTTCTACGGCTCGCTGGAGATGGCGTGGGGCTGAAGCAGAACACCACATTGCTGGCTCAGATGCCGCTGCGCCACCTCGGGGGCGCGGTGGGCACGCTGCGCCCGATGTGGGGCCGCACGGATCTGCGCAACCAGTCCGTGGGCCAGGGCATCCCGTCCAAGTTGGCGGGCATCCCCAGCGGGCACCTCGCGCCATCGTCGTGGGTGCTACCGTACAAGCCGGGGGCGATGTCGTCGTTCACCAATCTGGTGGTGACGGTCACGCCCGGCACGCTGAACCTTGCCGCGGGGCGCAACATCAGTGGCGACACCACGGTCACGGTGACCGTCAATCCCGCCGCTGGTCAGCTCATCGTCTCGGCGGTCGGCTCCACGTCCATCACGTTCAACCTGGCCGCCAACCTGGCCGGCGCGCTGTCGGCATCGGGCAGCACGGCTGTCACATTCACGGTCAACAACGCAACTCTCGGGGCCATCGTTGACGCCATCGGGGCCGCCATGGTGCAAGTCTCGGCCAGCGCAACACCACGCGCCACTGGCAACCTGTCGGGCAACATCACGCCCTTTACCGAGCTTTCGCCGCAGTCGCTGTCAGCCGCTGTCTGGGAGTCTCTTGCTAGTGCTTACAACACGCCTGGCAGCATGGGCGAGCTGCTGAACAGCGCAGGCGGCGGAGCCAGCCCGGCCACCATTGCTGCTGAGGTGTGGTCTACGCCGATGGAGACGCTGACCGCAGAGGAGATCATGCGCGTGGTTCTGGCAGCGCTGGCCGGCGGTCGATCAGGTCTCGGCACGGCCACTCAGAGATACCTAGCCCAGGATGGCGTCACGCCGCGCATCACGTTCAGCCCGGACGCGCAGGGCAATGGCACACCGATCATCGATGCTGCTTAGAAACGGGCTTCTCGGCGGTGCACTGTTCGCTGGCCTGCTGTTCGGTGGCCAGCAGGTTCCGCCTGTCGAGGTTCAAGGCGGTGGCGGCCAGTCTGGCAAGTCCAAGCAAGGCCGCCCGATGTGGGTGGTGGGTGGCAAGTTCTTCGACAGCCCGTGGGTGGCTCAGGAATACTTGGCCACGTTGCAGGCCGAGAAGGCCGCGGCAAACGCCCGGGCGCAGGCCGCCGTTCGCAAGCCTGCACCGAAGACCAAGCCGCAAGCCGAACCGCAACGCCAGTTCCTGGTGCTGCAGCAGGATCGTATTGAGATTGATCTGTCTCGGTTCTCATACGCCGACAACCTGGCGCGTGATTCGATTGAGGCGCACATGGAGCTCGCTCGCATGATCGTTGAGGAGCGGGACGCTCAGGTGGCCATGATTCTGGCCATCGCCATGCTGGATGATTGACAGCATTCGCTGTCAGGCGGCAACCGCGCAGCCGGTAATGCGCGAGAGAAGGTAAGCAATGGGAATCAAGATCGAAGTGACTCAGCCCGATGGCACATCGGAAGTGCATGAAGGCGACGACGAGCAGAACACACCAGACACCGCAGAAGCCGACGAGTCCAAGGCCGACGCAGAAGAGGCTCCTGAGACCGCGGCCGCACCAGACGAGGAGCCGGTTACCGACGAGGTAACGGTCAGCATCGGAGACGAGGCGCCGCCACCTGACGAAACCGAGCGTGCACCGGAGTGGGTGCGCGAGCTGCGCAAGCAGCACCGGGAACTGCAGAAGAAGGTGCGTGAGTACGAGGCCCGCGAGCAGATCGCACCGGCTACGCCAAAGCCTGTTGTCGGCCCGAAGCCGAAACTCGAAGACCACGACTACGACACTGACAAGTACGAAACCGCGCTGGAGTCCTGGTATCGCAGTAAGGAGCAGGCTGACAAAGCCGAGCGCGAGGCGCAGCGCCAGGCCGAAGAGGCGCAGAAAGCCTGGCAGGCCAAGCTCGACGGCTACGGCAAGGCCAAGGCAGACCTGAAGGTGCGCGACTTCGACGACGCCGAGCACACTGTGCAGCAGGCCCTGAACGTCACCCAGCAGGGCGTGGTGCTGCAAGGAGCGGAGAACCCGGCCCTGGTGGTGTACGCGCTGGGCAAGAACCCGAAGAAGGCCAAGGAATTGGCCGCGATCACTGACCCGGTGAAGTTCGCTTTCGCCGTTGCGAAACTGGAGGCACAGTTGAAAGTCACCCCCCGCACCAAG